ACAATAAAAAGCATGTTATCCTCATGGAAACCTTGCATGTTTTCTGGTTTTGTTGCTGTCCTTGCAGTAGCAAACCAGCGTTTTTCATAACCTGCCATGTAGATATATGTTTTTGTCCATTTAAGGATAACTTTAAGAAGCGGTGACCTTTCCTGCCATTTTGACGCTTCCGACCATAGTACATCATGAAGCTGCTGCTTTGTGGGTGCTGTTGCGACTACCCTTGGGTATGGGAAACATGTCAGAAACCATAAAAGTGCAACTGCTTCCACACTTGTTTTCCCTACGCCCTGCCCAGATTTAACAGCTACCTTCGGGTTTCCTGCTAAATCTGCCAGAACCTCCTGCTGCCACCTGTCTGGTTTAAACCCCAGGACTTCACCTGCGTATAATACAGGGTCTTTCCTATACACTGGAATACGCCTGCTGAAAAACATGCACCTGGCTGTCTTCTTTGCATCATTCATGGCATGCCCTCTCCATCCTGTAATTCTGCAATTACATTCATTACCCAGTCATCTGCCATGCCAGTGCTTCCATCTTTTGCAGTATTGTTTATGCGTTCTGTTTCTGCCTTGATTTTGGCAACCTTCGCTTTCTGTTCCCCTGTTGCAAGTTCTTCATACTGTTTTATAAGCGCCCTCAGCTCTGACATTGCCCTTGCCTGGGCAGTTAAAAATGTTGCCTGCCTGTCCCATGAAAACTGGAATTCCCATTCTGCTTCTGTACCACCTTTACCCTTCTTTACCTTTTTTAGTTCCTTGACCATTTCTTTTTTATTTTCAACGAACATAATTTTCTGTGAACGCAGTATAGCAGCATATGAAATCTGTATATTCTCCCAGAGGATATCCTTATAGCTTTTATCCCCTATTTCATTTATGATATCCTGCATGTCAGCAGGCAGGCATTTTGAAAAAAGGCCATGTTTCTCTGCATTTCTGTTCCGCTTTGGTGCACCGCCATGGTTGCCTTTTGCATTGGTGTTCCCTGGTGGTGCACCAGGCTTCCCTTTCTGAACGTTCGCTTTTTTATCATTATCTTTTTGTGAACGTTCACTTCCGCTTTGTTTATTTTTATTGCTGCTATATCCCCATCCGCCTTCGCTCTTCCAGCGGCGGACTGTGCCATCTGGTTTGCCGATTTTTTTTGCTATGTCTGTAAGTTTCATTCCATTTTCATAAAGGGACTGTGCCTCTGCTTTTAATTTCTTTAAACCATCATCCTGTGCCTTCGCCACATTCCTGCCCCCTTATTAAGTTGTTTTGGAACAGACAGGCAGACATTCCAGCCTGTGCCTTATGGATATCCATGTCATAACTTTGTTATAAATTCTGCACTGCTGTACCTGCCACCATCTTTAACCATCATTTTTAAAAAATCTTCCCTTGAAAAATCTGACAGGCGGAACACTTCTTCTGGTCTCATTCCAAGCTGTTTCCCGATTTCCTCTACAGTCTTTCCTTCTGCCACCAGTTCCCTGACAATATTCTTCATAGGCTCTAAAAGGTGCGTCCCCCTTGCCCTGTTATGTGTGACAGTGCCATACATATTGCCTGCCTTATCCTTATGTTCAACAATTACAACAGGGACTTTTCCACCAAGCATTGAAACCAGTGGTTCTTCCCCTGCAACCGTCCAGCGGTGGTAACCATCAATAATTGTATAATCCGGGGCTGTGACAATTGGAAGTGTCCAGCCGTTGGCAAGTATGGACTGCTTAAGCAGTTCCAGGTTCTGTTTTGAAACCCTGTTAGGGTTATAACCATTTGGTTTTACCATATCCCTGCCCACCCACATAAGCGTTGACAAGGGTGCTGCCATTTTCTTATCCATCCTGCCTTCTCTCCTTTTTTGCCCTGTTTATATACCTTGTGTATACCCTCTGGTACAATGACCTGCATGTGCGCAGCTTTGGGTCACCTGAAACAAGACCCTCATATATCTCTTTGCAGTCCCTGTTATCAACAATGGATGAAACCTGTATAAAAAATTTACGGTAGCGCCCTGCTATATATTTTCCATGTTCTGTAGGGAAATTCCTGTCCATATCAGAAAACAGGCCCAGAAGTGCAGCCTTGTAATCCTTTGCAGGCATATCCTTCTCATTTTCCCTCCTGGCCTGTGTGCTCCTGCCAAACATGCTGCTGTCCCAGTACAGGGCAGCAAGGTAAGCATTAGGTTCACGCCTGGTTATGCGTTCCATCAGCCCAGGGTAATATTCATCCATTTTCACAAGGTTTCTTGCTGTATCTATTGAAAAAAACTGTGATACACGCAGCTGTTTCCTTGTTGAACCTGTCTGCCACATGTACATATATATTTCAGGCAGTTTTATGTCTTCTGACATAAGGTACAGCCACACATCATTGTCCTTCCAGTCATATACAGGGAACACCTGGTATCTGCTTGTTATCCTGCTCCCCGCATACCCCATCCTTGAAATGTTCTGCAGGCGCTGGAATGATTCGGCAGCACGTACACCTGTTATGCAAATCCCATCAGGACAAAGCTTTGTAAGGAAGTCCTGGTATGTATCAGTACGCGGTTTTAATAGCGGGTGGCTTTTTACAGCAAAAGGCGGCATTTCCCTTACCCATACATCTTCCTTGTACCTGTCCCAGCATATGAATGTTTCATCATTATACAGCTGGTTAAAACAGTTGTAATGTTTAACTTCAAGGCAGAACCACTGGAAACGTGCACCTGCCAGCATGAATTTCCTGCGCCACTCCTTTACTGTTTCTTCTATACATGGGAAGATTGCCTCTTCATCAATAAAATGCACTGTAAGCTGTGAAGAGTCGACTGCACCTTCCTGTATTAACCCCATGACAACCTGGGCAAGGCACAGGCTGTCTTTGCCACCACTGAATGACATATAAACTGGAAGCCCGTTGCTGAATACATTCCTGACACGTATTTTTGCAGCTTCCAGTACATTAATCCCTGCCCTGCATCTTTTTATAGCCATATCTCTTCACCACACTTCGGGCATATTACAACCTTCCTGTCACTGGCTGTTTCCATGCTGTCTGCATCCGGGACTGTCACCATAGGTTCTTGGATTATGTTGCTCTGCTGTATATCCTGTTTTTGTCCTTCCTGCCCTGTTAAGATATCCTGTATTTTCTGTTCTTTCCTGGCAGCATTACTTTTTATATGCTGTATGCTTTCTTCATTGAGCATGCCGTATTCCGAAACCCTTTCTGTTACATCCTCCGCCTCTGAAACCATCTGGTTTAATACTTCCTCATCAAAACCAGGTATGTCCAGGTCACCACTTAATTCTTCAAAAAAACTGTTTAATGTGTCAAGGTCTTCCACACCTAAGCTGAAAATCTTATTGTCAGCAATCATAAGTTTCTTTTTCTGGTTCTCTGTAAGGTTTTCATAACGGTATACATATGCTGTCTTTTTCCCCATCATAACAAGGGTGTCATACAGCCCGCTCCCTGCAAGTATCACATTGTTTTCATCAATTACCACAGGTCTTATCTGCCCGAACATTTTTATGCTGCGTTCAAATTCCTTTAACTGGCGTTTTGTATGTATCCTTACATTTTTTTCTGGTCTTATAAGTTTTTCCAGGCTTACTGTTGTTATTTCCATATATACATCCTCCTGCAATATAACATAGGAGCTTTACTGTATATTAATGTTAATACTATCTGCCATAACAATATTTTATTTTAACGTGCCAAGGAACGTTTCTGCACTTTTAAAATACCTTGCTGCACAATATACAATGGAACTGTCAATGCCATATATTTCTGACCAGGCATTTTCTACAGTCCCAGTCCACTGCCTTGCTGGCCAGGGATGTGTGCCACAAAGGTAGCCATTTTTCCAGCTATAAACAGGAGGCATTTCCAGCCTGTAATAATATATAAATGCCAGCACATGTTCATGTGTCCATTTAGAAAGGGGACTGTATCTTGTTACCCCCTGCCTGTCAGTATAAATGTTGCTGCCCCTGCCAACATAATTCCCATCTGCCAGCCTCCTGCCCAGAAGCATCATGTCAAGATGTTCCTTTTTATAGTATAATGCCTGTCCCCTGTGCTGTACAATGTTAAACCACCTTGCTGCAGTCCTGCTGTCCTGTGGGAACAGCATGCCAGGGCGGGCAGCCAGCCATTCCATGCCCTGCCCTGTATTAATTACAGACAGCCCCACTGGTTTATGGGTTTCTGTCCATTCCATAAATTCCCTATACTCCAGGTTACATATAACCAGTACACAGTCTGTAATTCCTGCCATATGGCAGATTTCCCCAAGTACAAGTGAGTCTTTCCCTCCACTCCATGCGTATGCTGTTTTCTTTCCTTTTGTATTTTTCTTTACTTCTTCCACAGTATGCAGCACAAGCTGTTTTAGTTCTTCCCTAGATACAAGCTGTCTTATATTATTGAATGCTTTTATCCAGTCTTCGTTTTTTATACACTGTTTCCTGCCAAGCACTTTAACCATTCTTTGTACCACCTGCCTTGCTTGCTGCCAGTGCAACAGCACCAGAAAGCAATACTGTTATAAGGCTTCCTGCTGTTTTAAAGACGGCTGTACCTGTTATATTCCCATATGCAAATACCGGCAAACCCACAGCTGTTGCAGACACAACACCTGCAACAATCCCACATGGTTTTAATTTGATGCCTTTTAGTGTAAATATTGTCGGTAGCAGCGTTGCAGACCTCAGTGTCCCATAAAAAAGAAACAGGTGTGTCACTGTCAGCCCTGGTATACTGGCTATGGCAATCCCTGCTGCCAGAAGCAAAACCATAGCAGATTTTGCTTTTCCAAGTGTCTTTATTTTAAAAATGTCTGTCGTAAGGGATGATACTGCACACAGGTTGCTGTCTATAGTGGAAAGCAGGCCTGACACAACCATATACAGGAACGGGACTGAAGCCCATGCCGGGAACAAAGCCCTTACCATCCTGAAACTGGTTATCCCTGTATCTGTCCCAATACTATAACCCATGCCAGCACCAGCCAGCCCTAATATACCCATTGACAGTGGGACAATCCCGAACAACAGCGCCCCCACAAAAAAAGCCCTTCCTGTCCTGTCTTTCCTGGTACAGAACGCCCTTTGCCAGAAACACTGGTCACCAAACGGTCCTGATATAAGACCGACAGATGCAGGAAGCCCGAAACTAAGAAAAATTTCCAGCCCCTTTCCAGAAAACAGTGAACCTGCGCCGCCGTTAACACCTCCAAGCCCTGCTGCCAGGTTTTCCATTCCGCCACTGTTTTTTATTCCAAAAAACATAAAACATATGCCTGCTGCCAGCATAAACACCATCTGTACTGCATCTGTCAGCATGGAAGCCTTTATGCCTGAAAACTGCGAATAAGAAAATGCCGCCACAGCCATTATAACTGCCATAACTGGAAAAGGTATGCCTGAAAGCATCCCAAGCACCTGGCTTCCTGCAAGAAGCTGTACCCCTGTTGAAAGAACAGCAAGTGCCCCAAGCTGGAACAGGTATACACCCTTTACAGCTTCCGATTTGTATTTCCAGTACATATAACCTGGCAGTGTAATCCCCTCTGGCATTTCCTGCCTTATTTTCTTTGCAAATGGTATAAACAATACTAGGCACAGCACATTTGGCACAAGAAACCAGAAAAGCCCTGCAAAGCCATTTGTATAAGCAGTTTCTGCTGATGTGAACAGTGCAGGTGCCCATATCCACGTTGCAGCAATGCTTAACGCTGATATAAACCATCCAGTATTCCTGTCCCCGACACAGAACCTTTCAATGTTATTTTCTTTCTTTGTCATAAATACTGCTGTCCCATACATCACCAGCATATAAACAAGCAGCATAACCAAAACGTAAACCATATCTTTCCTCCAGGCTTTATAATCTGGAGGAGCGTATGCTTTCCCCTGTCTGCCTTCTACAATCCCCCTTCCCTGGAAAACTGCATCAAAAAAAGCCAGGGCTGCCCCTGGCTTCTTTCCACGTTTATTTAGAATCTTACGAATACTAATTTACCACTTCTATATTTGGATGTCAATTGAAACTTTTTTGAACCCGCATTTTTAATACGCTTTATGTATATATTGTAACCAGTCGGTGTAAACACCTTTACAATATGCCAGGTTATTAGTTGCAGCTATACATCTTTCCTTCCAGTAATAGTGTATTGGCAAATTCTTCAACTGCCTGCCATGAACCATTTTTAGAAGAACCTTTCTCCAAAATGCTCCATAACCTATCCTTCAGACTTATTTCATTACCAAACCCCATAATAATACTTTTGGCATACCCATAAAGTTCTATTTGCGAATCATGGTCTAATGCTTCAAATTTTGTAAGTATTCTCAAAAGCGGGTTGTGAATGACAAGTTCCTTATCCTCATGCCCATATTTTTCAAGCATTTCCCTCTCCAGCCATTCTTCTGTTTCCTCTTTATTGTTCCCTTGGAAGTCTTTTATATCTATTACCTGGCACAAAGCGGCATGTCCGTTTGTTACTGTTATATCCTGTATATCCATATCATGCCACCCCTGTTCCAAACTGCATCTGTGCATTACAGCTTTGTATCTGTTCTTCCAGGGCAATCGGTGGCTTATACGTTTCTATGACAGAAAGTGCCATGCTGCACTGGCTGCGCTTAATAGCTTTGTATGTAGTTACATCAAACTGGCGTTTTAATTCCCTGTATATATCACTATAAAGCTTACCACGGAGGGATTTATCATTATAAGCATTGCTTTCTTTCCCTCCAAGAATTTCAACACCAGCCTTCCTTACCGCACTTGTTATTTTGTTTTCCTCAATGCCAAGCACTGGCATATCCTGTTTAAACTGCTCTAAATCCTGTTTAACATTATCAATTTTTTGTTCCAGTTCAACGTTGCCTTGTGCAATAAGGCGTATCTGTTCCTGCACTGATAGTGGTCTGGCTGTCTGTTGTGGAAAAAATGCTGCCGCAAGGATATCTTTTGCCTTTAACTGGTAGTTAAGAAGTTTTTCTGCAAGTTCAGGGTGTTCTTCTTCTGTTTTTCTTGTTATTTGAATTTTCGCAAGCCAAATCGGAACAAAATCAAGTTTTATGCAGAAAACCTCTTGTTTTCCTCCGTTTGTAGGGAGCATCAGATTAGATGCCCCTTTGCTCAATATTGAATCTTTCTTTATGTTCATAATCTGTCTGTCAATCTGTCCCTTTGAAAATCCAAGCCCTTGGCAAAACCATCTAATTCCTGCCCATATCTGACCTTTATTATCCTGTGCTGCTATTATGGTATCGCCAAGTACGTCAACATTTCTTACTGTCAATTCGTCCATACAAAAAAGACCTCCTTCAAATTTTATACTTGAAAGAAGCCACTCCATAAGTTATAATATTTCATACGGAGAAACTTCTCTG